AAAAGTCGCTGACGGCGCAACAGGAACTTCATTGTCTATTAAGGCTATTGACATTTCTGAAGACCCCGAAAACGATGACGTAGATTCTGCTAACACCAATGTATATGTCGTAATTCAAAACCACATATTTGGCGTTAAAGGCGCTGGATTGGCTTAAAGGAGAATAACTTATGGCTATTTCTAGAGCGCAATTAGCGAAAGAACTTGAGCCGGGATTGAATTCGTTATTTGGAATGTCATATGACAGTTACGATAGCGAGTTCGCAGACATCTTCCCTATGGAAGATTCTCAGAGAGCTTTCGAGGAAGAAGTCCTGATTACGGGTTTCGGAGCTGCCCCAACTAAGGCGGAATCGGCAGGTGTGTCTTTTGACAACGCTAACGAAAGTTTCAGCGCACGGTATACGCATAGCACGGTTGCGTTGGCATTTGCCCTAACCGAAGAGGCCGTCGAAGACAATTTGTATGACTCGTTAGGAAAGAGATACGTTAAAGCGTTAGCACGTTCTATGGCTCACACCAAAGAAGTTACCGCCGCAGACGTTCTCAACAACGCATTTAGCTCATCCTTTACAGGAGGAGACGGCGTTTCACTTATCAATACAGCTCACCCCTTAGCGGGAGGCGGGACCGCAGCGAATAGGGCGACCACAATGGCCGACCTAAACGAGACTAGTCTCGAAGATGCTCTTATTGATATTTCCACTTTCACTGATGACCGAGGTCTAACGATCTCTGTTCAAGCAACTAAGCTTGTGGTTCCACCACAACTTACGTTCATTGCGGACAGGATCTTAAACTCTCCCGGTAGATCAGGAACTGCGGACAATGACATAAACGCGATAAGGAACACTGGCGTTCTTCCCGGTGGTTACACTGTGAACCACTATCTGAACGATCCAGATGCTTTCTTCTTACTGACTACTGTCACAGAAGCAGGCGAAGGCCTGAAAGGTTTCCAGCGCACTGCAATGGAAACCAGCATGGAGCCAGACTTTACGACTGGCAACATCAGGTACAAGGCAAGGGAGAGGTACTCTTTTGGCTTCAGTGATTGGAGGGGTGCGTATGGGTCCCAAGGGGCTTAAAACCTCTTAGAATCGAAATGAGGGGGTCTCAGACCCCTGTTTCGACATGACTCTTTCTTTTGTAAAATCAAAAGAAAAATTAGAGGGCTTCGGCCCTCTTTTTTTATGCCTGTATATACTTGTATAAAAACTTGCACAACGACACGGAATCTTGTATATTTAACGCATAAATTGATGAACCGGAGATAAACATGGAACTGAAGCTAGATTGGTCAAAAGAAACGGTCCACACAGATGGACGTTTTGTCAGCACTGCTTCTCCTACCCAAGAGTTTTGGACCGTCTGGCGCGAGAAGAAAGCTGCAATCAAAGCAGCTGGTTACTCTGTTCGTAAGGTAGACAACAAGTGGGTTGTTACTCGTTACAGAGACAACGATCAGGCGATTGCTGATTCTCAAGCTACAGATGCAGACATTGATATCCCAGTGCCAGCTGGTTTGTCTTACCTTCCTTACCAGAAAGCTGGAATCGCTTACGCTATCAAGCGCTCTTCAACTTTGATTGGTGACGAGATGGGCTTAGGCAAAACCATACAGGCCATCGGAGTAATTAACGCAACTGCACCTAAGACTGTATTGGTTGTTTGCCCAGCATCTCTGAAGATTAACTGGAAAAACGAGATGACCAAATGGTTGGTTGCTGACAGGGACATCCAGATCGTGAACGGTGGCGGTGAGCAGATCCCTGCCAACCCGGATGTGATTATCATCAATTACGATGTTTTGTCCAAGCACAAAGACGCAATCAATGCTCGCACTTGGGACTTGGTAATCATGGACGAGGCTCATTACATCAAAAACAATACAGCTGCTCGCACTAAAGTTGCTGTCGGTATCAAAGCCAATCGCAAAGTGGTTTTGACTGGCACTCCAATTACAAACCGTCCTATCGAGCTACAGCCTATCGCTGGTTATCTTGACCCTGTTACCTTTGGTAACTACTTTAAGTTTGGAGTTCGATACGCTGGCGCTCATCAAATCAACATTGGCCGTAAGACTGTTTGGGACTTCAACGGATCTTCTAACCTTGACGAGTTACAGAGGGTGTTACGACAGTCTTTCATGATCAGAAGAAAGAAGGACGAGGTTCTCAAAGAGCTTCCTGAGAAAGTTCGACAAATCATTGTGTTGCCTAACAGCGACTACAGCGACCAAATCAAAAAAGAGTTTGAAACCTTGGCTGACGCGGTTGATGAAACTTCTTCTGAAGACATCGAGTTCGAGCAAATGTCAGGTGTACGACATGAGACAGCTTTGGCAAAAGTAAACGATGTTGTAACTCACGTTGCTGCAATCGATCATCAGGTAGTGGTCATGGCTCACCACAAAGATGTTGTTGACGGAATCAAAGCTGGCTTGGAGGCTGCTGGCAAATCAGTGGTTACTCTGACTGGTGACTGCAACCAAGCTCACAGACAAAACTCGGTAGAGACTTTCCAAGCTGGTAATGCAGATGTCTTCATTGGCACAATCGGAGCAGCTGGTGTTGGCATCACACTTACTTCCGCAAGCCACGTTGTATTTGCTGAGTTAGATTGGGTTCCCGGCAACATGTCACAGGCAGAAGATCGTTGCCACAGAATCGGTCAAGACAGCTCAGTGTTGGTTCAGCACTTAGTTGTTGACGGATCTATCGACGCGAGACTTGCACAGGTTCTGGTTGGCAAGCAAAGAGTGTTAGATAAGGCTCTAGACAATGTGGTTGTGAACAACATTAGCATTGAGGACATTGCTTTAGATGTTGAGACTGTCGAAAAGACTTTCAAAGCTAAAAACAAAAAGTCTCCTAAGCCTTTACCAAAAGCTGTAGTTTCTTCTTTACAAGATTTCGTAGCCAGCGTTGCAAGCGCGTGTGACGGAGCTTTTGAAGAGGACGGTTCTGGCTTCAACAAAATGGACAGCGGTTTGGGCAACTCTTTGGCAAGGCAAGACGAGTGGACTCCAGCTCAACAACACGCTGCCAAAACTATGGTTAAGAAGTACAAGAGGCAGATCGTAGCTTCTGGCTTGGGTCAAAAATACGACAAGGTGTACAACTCATAACAAAAGGGCTTCGGCCCTTTTTATTTGCTTTTAATCTTTTAGTGTTATACTGGCTTGGTCACTACGGTAACCAGATGGTCTGGTTGCTGGTCTAAATTTTAGGAGGACTGTAGCATGACAACACATTTTACTTCGGGAGTAACCAATGTTGGAGCTGATTCAACATTAGGAAAATTAAAAACTCCAGCACCCCACAAGTATCATTCTTACTTCAATGACTTTGATACCTATTTAGCGTCTGATTGGACAATCACAACCACAGAAGGTGGAAGTGGCAACGCTTCAGAAGCGCTAACTGACGGCGATGGTGGTTTGTTATTGGTTACTAACGACGATGCTGACGACGATAATGATTTTTTTCAGCTAGTCAAAGAAGGCTTCAAGTACGAATCAGGCAAGCAGCTTGCATTCAACATGAGGTTCAAAACCAATGACGCAACTCAAACGGACATCGTTGCTGGTTTGCAGTTAACGGACACTAGCCCGTTGGACGTAACCGATGGAATCTTCTTTTTGAAGTCTGATGGGGCAACAACTGTCACGTTCATTGTTGAAAAAGACAGCACGCAATCTACTTTAGATTTGCCGAATGCATTGGCTGACGATACCTTTATGACTATCGGGTTCTTGTACGACCCCAAGGATCAAAAGTTTCATGTTTTCCAAAACAACGTGTTAGCTGGCACAGTGGTAAGCACAAATGCGCCAGACAACGAAGAGCTAACCGTATCGTTTGGTATTCAGAACGGCGCAGCTGCCGCAAAGACTTTGACTGTCGATTATATCGGCGCTCACAAAGAACGCACTGCGGTTACTGAACTTTAACAGGAGGTGAGATATGGCTGATGCTGTAGCTTCCCAAACGATACAAGACGGAGAGCGAACCGCAGTGATGCGGTTCACTAACGTCTCTGATGGCACTGGCGAATCTGCGGTCAAAAAGGTGGATGTATCTGCCCTAGCCGCTAACTCAGCAGGGCAAGCGTGTACAGAAGTTCACATCCAACGGATTTATTGGATGACTGTTGGCATGAGTGTTAAGTTGGAATTTGATGCGACATCAAGCGTCTTGTTGACACACATCCCGGCAGATGCAACGGGCGATGAGTATTACGATAACTTTACAGCTATCCCAAATAATGCTGGATCTGGTAAAACTGGAGACATTGACTTTACAACTGTGGGTCACTCTAGCGGCGACAGTTATATGATTATCCTTGAGATGATCAAGAAGTATGACTAGGGGCGACTTATGAGCCAAAGACCGGGAGACATGGGTTCACGAATAATGGCAGCAAGGTCGCGCATGCAAGACATGGAAGACATGTATGGCGGCGGCTTAGGTGGCTTTATGAGGCGGTTTGATCCTAGAAGGATGAGCGGCGGTTTTCCCGGCATGTTTGGGAGAAGGGGTGGTGGATTTGGCGGAATTGGTGGTTTGTTTGGCGGCATGGGCGGATTTAACCCTTACCAACAAATGCCAAGAATGGGAGGCGGTTTCTTCGGCGGCTTTATGCCAAGGTTCAAGCGTAGGGCAAGACCTGCGATGCCAGATTACTCTGGTCAAATAACCAGTTTGGAAGAAAAGATCAAAGCGCTGCAAGAGCAGTTAGCCGCAAGGCAAGCTGGTTCTGCTATGCCATCTATGCCAGCGACTATGCCAGCCTCTATGCCAGCAGCTAGACCGACCACGGCTTCGAGCTTGATCCCTCAAGTCGATCCAGTGGCTCTCAAAGAGCTACAAGATCGCGTAGCTGGCTCTGGA